TTCCAGCTCGTCGCCTTCGGCCTCGGTATCGAGGAGCAGCGTGTCGTCTTCGCCCTCTGCCATAAATCCCCGTCTCACTCTCGCATGTTCCGGCCATGCGGTGGCCGATGGGGAGAATGTACGGGGTCAGGGGGTCAAGCGCATTTGAACTCTATCGGGTTATCCGTCCTGCCACTGGAACATGGTGTTGAAGCGGTCTTCAGCCTCAACCGACGTGATAAGCTCGCGGCGCATGACTTCCGCCGTCCAGCTCGGAAGCAGCGAGCGGGGGATGGCATTGCGGTTGCCCGGATCGTATCGAAATCCGGTGCTGGTCTGGCCGCTGTCGTAGATGCCTATCAAGACATATCCGACAAGAGGGTCTTCAGCCGTCCCCATGTCCGCGACAGCCCGAGCATTACGCAGGAGCGCTCCCCGAAAATCCTCTTCGCCCTCAATGGGGCTGTTAGGCTGCGGCAGTACGCGAACGTCAGCCCCTCCACCCTTCATGCGGACGCGGCTGATCCGGGCTGCAAACTCGCTCAAAGCTCATTCCCCCGCCTGATCCGCTGCCTCGGCTCCTCTCTGTCGTTCGCCGGCTTGATCGCGGCAAAGCGGCGGGTCGCGGCATCTTCGGCCCCGACATGCGCATCCAGCATCGTCGCCTGGGCGTCGGCGCCCTTGGCCTTCGCGCTCGCCAGCGTCTCGACGGTCTTGGCCTCGGTCAAGCCCACCTCAGCCTCGGTCTTGGCCTTCTGCGCAGCCTTCAGCTCGGCGGCGGCGGCGCTGTCCTTCGCCTGCGCCATCAAGGCGAGAGCGGTGGGATCGGGCTGCTGGTTCTGCTGCGCCTGTGCCATCTCGGCCTGCTCTTCCTCGTTCGGCTCCTCCAGCCCCATCTGGATCGCGCGGCGACGGTTCCACTTCTGGTAATTCTCCAGCCCCTCGCCGTCGAGATTGAGGCCGGCGGTAATCATGGCGGCCTGTGCGCCCTCCATATCCTGCGCGGCGGTCGCCATTTCCGCGATCTTCAGCATCGACTTGACCGTCTTGTCCCGCCGCGTCGCAGTCGCTTCGGTCACGCTCACCACGACCTTGTACTGGCCCCGGCTGAAGTCGTTCCTGACCCCGTATTTGCCCGCCTTGTCGGTATAGGGCTCGCCAAGCACGGCTTCCCCATCGTCGCCATCCTCGCTCTGCGTCTCGACCACTCGGCCCTGCTGCCAGTAAATGTCCCGGCACATGGACAGATAGACCTCGCCCGCGCGCTGGACCGACTGCGCCATGTTGTCGAGGAAGATGCCGGAGCGCGCATCGACACGGGTGGCTGCAATGTCCATTGCCTCCGCCGACACATTGGCGGCAACCTCGTCCGGGTCGTTCAGATCCTCCAGCAAATCCTCTTTCGAGATGGTCAAGAGCGCTGCGGCGACCGGCGGGAACTGCGGCGCCTCGATCTTGCCGATGGGGCCAGGGCTGATCATCTGGCCCGTGGCGGGGTCTATCAGCGGGTTGACCAAGGCGTAGGGGTGGCGCTCAATCTCCTGATTGGCCCAAAGCGTCTGAAGGTGCGGCGGCATCTGCTCGGCGGCAAAGATGGGCTTCTCTCGCGGCGCCAGCGCATTGACCTCGGCAACCCGGCTGATCGAGCTGTTATAGACTCGTTGCGCGTCCATGCGGCGGGCCACATAGCCCTCGAACCGCTCCATATTGTCGATATAGGTCCGGTCCCCGTAGACCGGGATCACCGGGATGCAGTCGCCCGCGATATAGCCGTAGTCCCGCAGCACCTCGCCTCCGGACAGCAGCCACTTGCGGATGCGGCGGCGCTTGCGGGTCTGGGTCCGCACGACATAGCCGCGCGCCTCATACTCTGCCCTGTCCTCCGGGGTCAGGTCGCTCGACCACCAGCGCTCCTCTTCGCCGCTCAGCGCCTGCGTGAAGATCAGCAGCTTCGAGTCCTTCTCCTCAACCTCGTAATACTCGCACTTCACGATCACATCGGGCGTGAACCAGTCCCAATAGGTCTTCCACAGATCGTCCCCCCACGTCACGCAGCCGGGATATTCTTCCTCCACGCTTTGGCGTTGGTCCGCCGTCAGGACATAGGCAAACCGAGCATCGGACTTGTCGTAGAGCTTGCTGTTCGGGTCGAAGAACACGCGCTGATCCGCATCGACGATGGTCATGCCGGGATTGATGCGCTGCTCGTCCGAATCCTTGTCGAGCGGGTCGGCCCACGCCGTGGTCAGGCGCCATGCGCCGAAGCCGCCGGCTACCGCTTCCTCGAACGCATTGTCGAGCGCCTGCTGTGCCTTGAAGTGGTTGCTGTCGGCCCGGTACATGCCGTCCAACGTGTCGGCGGTCTCCTGATCGCTGTCCCCACCCTTGGGCCGGAAGTCGGGCGCGATGCGGTTGGCGCGATAGTCGCGCCTGATCTTGTCGACGCCGCGCTTGACCTTGTCGATCTCCAGCTTGATCGCGTTCTCGAAGGTCTCGCCCCACGGCCCTTCCCACTGCGCCCCGGCGATGTAGCAAAACCGCCGCGCCTGCAACGCGAGCGCCCTGATCTCCTGCTGCGGCGGCACGGTGTAGGCGAAGCGGGTCATGGCGCGCTCAAAGACGACACGATTGGCCTCGGCCTGTGCGTCGACTTTGGTGCCTTCTACCTCTTGGATGTCCGGGGCGGTGGCCATGAGGCCAACCTACCGCAGACGCGGGATCGAAACCCTTGAACTCTGTCCGCCCCGGTTGAAGCCCGTCGTCAGGCCGGGGATGGAGGTGGGGCCGGCGTCTGGTCGCTTGTTCGCCAGCGCGCGCCTGGCCCCTTCCACAGCGTAGCGCAGCGCGTCGATCATGTGGTTGTCCTTGTCCTCCAGCACCGCCGTCACCTGCCCGGTCAGACTATCCACCTTGTACGAGTAGAGGGTCAATTCGCTGATCAGTCGCTGGCAGCGGGGATGGACCACGATGTCGTAGCTTTTCAGGAACTCGACGCCCTCCTCGAGCGAGCGCGGCCCCTTGATGGCCGGCGCGATGCGGGGGAAACCATTGTTGCGCAGGTGGCTGATCGTCTCCGGCCGCGACGAGTCCGCCGTCATCCAGTATTTCTCGGCCGCCGGGATGGTCAGGAACAGCGCAGGCAGATGGACGATCTCAACCTGTAGCCCCCACGCCTCGTAATCGACGAAGATTTGCGTCCCGTCGATCCAGCAGCGCAGGGCACAGCTCGGATCGATGCTGAAGCCAAAGTCGGCACCGAGCCGGTATTCGACATTGGGCGGGCTGTCGAATGCCTCGACGCGCCAGTTCCTGAACACCCTCGCCTCGCTGTTGCGCCGATAATCCCCGAGCCAGATGTGGTTGTACTTGTCGATGTCGCGCGACCGGTCCCATTCCATCTCGGCCCGCAGCACATCCGGAAACCACGGGTTGTCCATGTAATTGACCTCGCGCACGATGGAACGCGGCGGAGCGCCTCCCTCGCTTCGAAACATCACGTCGACGGGGTCCGTCTCCAGATCGGGGTTCCATGTCCAAATAAGTCTGGAATTTGGCGCGCGAATGGTGGGAATAACCGTGTCGATACTGGCCTGACTGAATGCCTGCGCCTCCTCGCCCCAGAACGTCGTGACGCCCTCAATGGACTTGATCCCGTTCGCGTTACCCTTGATGCCGGAGAAGAGAAACAGGCTGTCATTGGGACCCCTGATCTCGGTCTCCGTGCTGTCGAACACGCTGGAAAGCCCAAGCCGCTCGATCTCGTCGTCCAGCAAGCGCTTCACCGAGTCCTTGATCGACTTCTGCACCTCACGACCACACAGCACGCGCTCGTGGCGCTCAACGGCCTGAATGACGAGCCCGCTGGCGACCGACCGGGACTTCGCGGCGCCACGTCCCCCATGCCACGCCAGATGACGGCACGGCAACCACAGGTCTGCGGCATATTCCGGGAGATCAATCTGCTTCAGCGCTGCCACTGGCCGCCGCCTTCACAAGGTTCACCTGGAAGCCCGTGGGCAGCGGGTTGTCGGGATCGGAGCCGAGCAACTGGCGGTCGCCGTAACGCTTCGGGTCCCACTTAGCGAGAAGCTTGAGATCGGTGTCCACTATGAGCTTGTCGCGCTGCACATCTCCGCTGCTGTCGCCCCCATCCGCCTCGGTCTTGCCACGAGCCGTCATGCGAACACGGGCGGCGATGGCATCGAAGCCGTCGAGACGCGCGCGCGCGATGGCGGAAGCGAATTGCTCGTCTTCATCCTGCCAATATCGCACGGCCCTGTCGCTCGGCATGTGCTCATCCCGGCAAATCGCGGCGAGCGGCTCGCCTTCGGAAATGCGCGCGATGATCTCGTTTTCGATTTCGGGCGATCTCTCAGCCATTGCCGACAACCCGCACGCCGCGCAGCATCAGGATTATGAACACGGTGGCGCAGGCAAAGCCGACCAATCGAGACACCCGCTCGTTCAGATCTAGGTCGATATGAGCGATCTCTGTGATCCGCTCTCCGAAGCGCGGGGCCAGCGCGATGGTAAAGCAAATCATGCCGGCAATCGCGATCCACGCAAACGGTCCAGTGATGGTCATGACACTCTCCTTTCTCACTCAGCAGCCTGGTCCAGCGCAACTGAACTCTGTCGGCACCTGAGCCCTTCCTTGCGCATCTTGCGGTGGACAGCCGGCGCGGTCCGTCCGAGGATGGGCGCGATCTCCGGCACACTGCGGCCCTCGGCGAGATGGCGCTTCAGCTTGCGGATGTCGGCTTTGGTCCAGCGGATGTCAGCGCGCGCCCCACGGATGTTCGCGACCGCCCACGGCCTGATGCAGCCGCTCTCGTTCCGACTGACCCGCTTGCGGTGCGCGTCGAGACGGATGGCTTCCTCCAGCCAGATCGACTCTTCCTCGGTCAGCGCTCGATGCCGCCCGACCGCATCGGCGAAATGGATGATCCTGGCATAAACGTTCAATCTGCCCTCCCCATCACTCATCCCGC